GTACACACTGAATGTAATTCAAGAAATGGAGAAAGCTTACATTGATTATAAAAAAGATGTTGTAACGTTGTGTTGTGATTATAACGATATGATTGCTGATTTTATAAAAGAAGAAACTAGAGAACCTGACATTGATGCACTCATTGTAGATGAGGCACAAGATAGTAACGTAAAACAATTAGAAGCTTTACAAAAGTTGGCAACAAACGTTAAAGAATATTATATGGTTGGAGATGCAGATCAAACTATATTTGAATTTGCAGGAGCAAATGCTGATTATTTTCACACACTATCAAAGAACGCAGAACAATTAGACCAGGGATATAGGTGTGGAAAAACTATCAATGCTTTATGTAAACAAATTATAAAACCAGTTTGGGATTATTATGGGTATGACAGGATATGGAAACCTGCTAATTATCGAAAAGGACATGTACATGAGGGGCAGCCTATAATTGGAGAGCATTATTATTTGCCTAGTCTAAGACACAATTCAAGCTCTATGCAGGTTTTATTAGATAAAATAAGAGATAGTGAAGAAACTTTTTTGTTTACATATAGGGGAAAACCATCTGATGCCTGGGTTAAAAATTTTTTTAAACACCATGGCATAGAGTTTGCACATGTAGGTAACACGGCCCACGTACCAAAAAAAGAATTAAGATGTCATAAACTGTGGCCAGATTTTGTAAGAGGTGTGCCGATGTCTTTAAAACAAATAAAAGATTTTTGGGATTACATGGGTAGTAAAGTTATACCAAGGGGTAAGGGAAAGTATGATTTTGAAGGTTGGATAAAAAAAGACTATTCAATTTATGATTTAATTAAATTGAATTTATTAAAAGAAACTGCTGTAAACGAAAAAGATTTTAGATTGATAAGAGTACAAAGTGGTAAAAAAGAAGATTATGAAAAAAGACTCATATATATTGAAAAAATTTTAAGAAAAGGTTTTGATTTAGAAGGAGATACCAGAGTTAAATATGCAAACATTCATACGGTAAAAGGACTTACGTTTGATAATGTTATTGTTGATTTAACTTTAACTAGAAAAGAAGATTATTTTACACAACTAAGATTAAAATATGTTGCTTACAGTAGGGGCAGATATGATTGTTGGACAATAGCATCACAAAGTACATACAAACTAGGAGTAAAATGACAGATAAAAGTATATTTAAAGGAGTAGGTTATGAATCATTAGATAAACAGGTTGGCGGAAATCATTATAAAAAGTTTACGATACAGCCAGCAGAGTTTATAAATGAAAACAAATTGCTTTTTGCAGAAGGAAACGCTATAAAATATATTTGTAGGCACTCGTTTAAGGGAAAAGAAGAAGATATTAAAAAAGCGATACACTACTTAGAAATGATATTGGAGAGAGATTATAATGTGTAATACACCAGAGGATCTAGATTTAAAAGGTATTGACACTGTAGCTGTTGATTTAGAAACTTATGATCCCAATCTTAAAACAAAAGGTTTAGGAGCCATACGTAATGATGGTTTTGTATGTGGTGTTGCAGTTGCAACTAAAAATGATATTGCATATTTTCCACTAAGTCATTCAGACACTGATTTAAGTTTAGAAAAGATTAGAAATATTTGGAAAGTTTTAAATGAAAAAATTTTTCAAAACGAAAAGATTACAAAAGTATTTCATAATGCAATGTATGACGTGTGTTGGATTAGAGCAGTAACTGGTAAAATGATTAAAGGTAGAATTGTCGACACTATGATAGCAGCATCAGTGATTGATGAGAATAGATTTAAATATTCATTAGACTCTTTGTCAAAAGATTATCTTGATGAGGGAAAATATAAATATGATTTACAACAAAAAACATTAGAGTGGTCTGGAGGAACTGTAAAAGATCCCATGACCAACATGCACAAACTACCAGCATCCATAGTAAAAGAATATGCCAAACAAGATGTTAACTTAACTTTAAAGTTATGGAATTTATTTAATAAAAAAATTGATGAAGTATTACACATTAAAGAAGATGGAGAAAAGAAGACATGTAGAAAAATTTTTGAATTAGAAACAAAATTATTTTTATGTTTAGTTGAAATGAAATTTAAAGGAGTTAGGATTGATGTTGAAAAAGCTACGCTTTTTGGAAAACATTTAAAAAAAAGAAGAGATCAAATAATAAATGCAATTGAAAATCTAAAAGGCATAAGAGTTGATATCTGGGCTGCAGCATCAATTAAAACTTTATTAGAAGAATTAAAAATAAAAGATTACAAAGTTACACCTAAATCTAAGATGCCACAACTTCCAAAAGATTATTTAAAAACACATGAAAATAAATATTTACGTATGATAGCAAAAGCCAGAGAGTATGACAAAGCAGTAAATACATTTATAGAAGGTTTACTTGGGTACGTGCATGAAGGAAGAATACATGCAGACATAAATCAAATAAGATCTGATGCAGGTGGAACTATGGGAGGCACGGTTACAGGTAGATTTAGTATGTCAAATCCTAATCTACAACAGATTCCATCTAAAGGTTATATAGGTAAAAAAATGAGAGAGTTATTTTTACCTGAAATAGACCATAAATGGGCCTCATTTGACTACTCACAACAAGAACCTCGTATTGTGGTGCATTACGCTATAAAATTGGGCCTAGCAGGCACAGAGAACTTAAAAAAACAATTTGATAACGAGGATGCCGATTTTCATCAAATCGTTGCTGACATGGCTAATATCTCCAGGAAACAGGCAAAAACGATCAACCTAGGTCTTTTCTATGGTATGGGCAAAATAAAATTACAAAAAGAACTAGGATTAGATCCTGCTAAAGCAAAACAATTATTTAATGAATATCATCGTACGGTCCCCTTTGTTCGTGATTTATCACAACAGTTAATACAATTTGCAAAAGATAATAAATTACTATTCACATTGTATGATAGATTTTGTAGATTTAATAAATGGGAAACTACAAACAAAGAATGGAATCCTCAAATAAATAGATTTAACGAGGTGCCATTATACACAGAAGAACAAGCAAGAGAAGCGTTTAAAGCTGAGTTACTAGAAAAATTTAAAGAAAATAAAATAGATCCAAACTACATGGATTACTTTGAAAACTATTACACCCCTGCATTTACATACAAGGCTTTAAATAGATTGATACAAGGATCTGCTGCAGATATGACAAAGAAGGCTATGGTAGATTTATATGAAAAAGGTATAATACCTCACATACAAATACACGATGAACTTTGTATTTCAATCAAGGACCACGGACCAGAATCAATTATAGAGACAATGGAGAAAACAATACCTCTAGAGGTTAAAAACAAAGTGGACTATGAATCTGGACCAAATTGGGGTACAATTAAATGAGGATAAAATATGGCTTATTTAAATGGAAACATACCTGTAGAATATGCACAGATCAGGAGAGAGTATTTATATGACCTTAAAAAACATCACGGAGAAGTTGAAGACTGTATTATCTTTGGCGTTACATGTATTACTGGGCGTGCTTTATTATTTCATGCAATCATGGAGAATGGCGCAATCTTTTATCGCCTCCCAATTACGGCGTTTATTCAACGTGGATTTAAGGTCACTGACGTCCCAAGGAGAAGACTTGATGAACTTCAGTTGTGGAACTCTTTTAGTTATTATCCTGCTATTACTAGTTGGGACATCTTAGAAGCACAATCAGGTAAATACATTGGTAAAGATAAAAAATGGCATTGGGGTAGATATTTATTTACTGTTGACTTTGCTCATCCAGAGCCTAATATACTAGACACTGATCATTCTGAGATCCCGCACGAACATAAGTGCGCTCACATACTTGCCTTAAATGATGGCAACTATGCAGCACAACCTAACAACAGACTAATATGGGATATACCGTCATTTACGGTAAAAGATAATATTCCTGATTGGAAAGTGCAAACATCAGAGTGGAATGTGGAAAATGATAAACTATGGCGTACAGAGGACACCGACAAGTTCTTTTACGAAATTGAAGAAAAGAAAAAATGAAAACGTTTTGCTTTGAATGCAAACACGATTGTCATTGTGATCGTAAATGCGATCAATGTAGTTGTTACATATGTAACAATATTGTAATAAAAACATATGAAGACTATATGGGAGGAAACATGATTGATAAAATTAAAAGTAAAGCTAAGTTTTACTGGGCTAATCACAAAGTATGTATGATTATCATTGCAGTTTTAATCGTAGCTTACATTGTTAAATAATGA